CATTTAGACAGATTCATAGCCTGTCGCTCTAATAAGAGACAAAATTATGGTAGCTGTGGCACCCCTAAAAAGGTGCCACTTTTTATTTGGATTTTAGCAAAAAATATATTATCTTTATAGCATATGAATAAGAAAATAGTAATTATAGGTGCGGGAGTAGCGGGTATAAACGCAGCTACTAAATTAGTCGACAACGGCTACCCAGGCGAATTAATCACCATTATAGACAAAGGAAATGATCCACATAACCGCTTACCTGAAGAGGTAATGACAGGTATGCTTGGAGCAGGTGGTTGGAGTGATGGTAAACTCACATACCATACAGCAATCGGAGGTGTACTATCAAAATATTGTGGTGAAGAAAAAGCAATGGAGTTAATGGATCAAGTTATTAGTAACTTCAGACGTTTCCATCCTAAACCAGAAGAAATATTTTGCTCTGACCCACAAGCAGAACCTGATTTTATTAAACCATATTTTGGATTACGTCTATTCCCAGTATGGCATATTGGTTCAAATTATCTACATGAAATTGCTAAAACATGGTACTCATATTTAGTTGATAAAGGTGTTAATTTTATGTGGGGAACTGAAATTACTAATCTAAATCTAGCTAATAATTGGGTTAATTATGTTGACGGATATGGAGAAAAAGAAGCAATAACATATGATACTCTTATATTTGCTGTAGGAAAATCAGGTATTGATTTTGCTCAAAATATATCTAATCAATATGAGTTACCAACAGAACCAAAATCAGTACAAATTGGAGTTCGTTTTGAAGCACCACAAAAGTACTTCCAAAAACTAATTGATATTAGCTACGATTTTAAACTATACCAAAAGTTTGATAATGTATCATTACGTTCATTCTGTACTAATAATAATGCGGCTTATGTAGCAGTAGAGGAAACATATGGTGATATTACTTATAATGGTCATGCTAAAAAAGGTGAAGAATTCAGAAATGATATGACTAATTTTGGTATATTGATGGAAATTAAAGGTATTGAAAACCCATTTGAATGGTCAAGAAAAGTAGTAGATGAATTACAAATTGATGGTAAAGGATTATACTATAGCCCAATCAGAAAACCAGGTATTACATCTGAGGGTGCTAAAGTTAAATGCTATCAAATAGACAATTTAGATTTATTTACGGATACAATGGGTAAATATGCAAAATATATTACTGATTTTATTGACCAAATGAATGAAGTATTTAAATTTGGTAAAGATTGGGGAATGTATATTCCTGAAGTAAAATATTTAAGTCCTGAGCCACTAGTTGATTATGCTAACTTAGCCTTAACTGAATATCCTAATGTACATTTTGTAGGAGATGCATTAAGCGCTAGAGGTATAACAGTTAGTGGTGCACAAGGAATTTATGTAGCAGAAAACCTAATAAAATAAATATATGAGTATAGACCCAACATTCCAAACCAAAAAATACACATCACCTGATGGCACAGTACGTCATATGAAAGATGGTAAATTACATAACTGGGAGGGGCCAGCATTAGTTACATCTGAAGGTAAAGAAGAGTATTTTATTAATGGTTTTCAACATACTAAAGATAGTTGGAAAAAAGCTAGAAAAGATGGTGTAGGGTTACCATGGTATAAATCAAGTGTGGCTAAAGCTAGATTTTAATTATCTTTATAATATGAAAATAGGATTATGTGGAACAATGAGTGTTGGAAAAAGCACACTCGTACATGCTTTAAAGGAATTACCTGAATTTAAAGATTATTTCTTTGCTACTGAGCGTAGTAAATATTTACGTGATTTAGGCATTCCATTAAATACTGATAGTACATTAAAAGGACAAACAATATTCTTAGCTGAACGTTGTTCTGAATTAATGCGTGAAGATGTTATTACTGATAGAACAATTTTAGATGTAATGGCTTTTACTCAATGTGCTCAATCTATTGATGAAAAAGAAAAGCAATCTTTTATCAATTATACTGCTCAATTTCTTAAAGAATATGATTACATATTTTATATTTCTCCAATTGGAGTTGAAATTGAAGATAATGGAGTTAGAGAAACAAATTCTGAATATAGGAATATAATTGATATTAGTATTAAATCTTTAATTAAATCTAATATAGATAATTTTAAAAACTTTGGTATTGTTACAGGCACTGTAGAGGAAAGAATTAAACAGGTGAAATTTTATTTAGGGTTTTAATATTTATAATCAAAACTCTATATAAAAATGAAACAACTCAACATCCTAAGAAAACTTATTAAAGAAACTATAGATGAAATGGCTGGAGAAACAGCCGGAGCACCAGTATCTGGATTTTATCTAACTCCTAACTACAAAGAAAAACTTGCAGCCGCCCAGCAAGATCCTCAATTAGCTCCTTTAATTTATACTAAAGGTGGGCAAGGAAGATTATCTACTACTGTAGAAAACATCATAGGTGCCTTAGAAGCATTAAGTGCTATCGGAGGAGATATTTCAACAGATGAAGAAGGAAACATAGACAGTGGAATTGCTTCACTTCAACAAATTGCTACTAAAGCATTTGGTGCAGGAACAGAACAACAAGCTGTTTTCCAACCTGTTAAAAGACTTGTAAATGCTGGTGTAGTTGAACAATCTACTCAAAAGTATGCTCGCAGCCCATTTTCTGGTAAACTTAAATCTTTTACTAAATCTGAAAAACCTATCCCTACAGGTATAAGAGGTCGTAAGAAAGAAGTTGATGCCGATATAAAAATGATGGGAGCTGGAATAATTAATAAATTCTCTAGAGGGAATGCTAATTATACTCCTGAAGAAGTAGCATATATTAAAGACTTATTTAAATCTTTAAAAAAGTAATTTTATTATTTCCTAACCTGAATTTGGGGGGATTAATCTAATTAGTTATATTACACATACTGTATGAGCCAACCCAATCAACCTGATCTAAAGGAAATAATTAGACAAGAATACGTAAAGTGTGTTCAGGATCCTGCTCACTTTATGAAAAAGTACTGTTATATCCAACATCCACAACGTGGTAGGATTCTTTTTAATCTTTATCCATTCCAAGGTAAAGTTTTAAACTTATGGAAAAGTAACCCATATTCTGTAGTACTTAAATCTCGTCAATTAGGTATATCAACTTTAGCAGCCGGTTATTCTTTATGGTTAATGTTATTCCATAAAGATAAAAACGTGTTATGTATAGCAACTAAACAAGAAACTGCTCGTAACATGGTAACTAAGGTTAAGTTTATGTTCGATAACTTACCATCTTGGTTAAAAGTACCTGCTGAAGAAAATAATAAATTATCATTAAGATTAACTAATGGCTCTCAGATTAAAGCAACATCCGCAAGTAGTGATGCAGGTCGATCAGAAGCAGTATCTTTATTGTTAATTGACGAGGCGGCATTTATTGAAGGAATTGGTGAAATATGGGCATCAGCCCAACAAACCTTAGCAACGGGTGGAGGTGCAATTGTATTATCTACTCCTTATGGTACAGGTAATTGGTTCCATCAAACCTGGGTTAGAGCAGAATCACAAGAAAATGATTTTCTACCTATTAGATTACCATGGTTTGTTCACCCTGAACGAGATGAAGGTTGGAGAAAACGCCAAGATGAATTATTAGGTGATCCTAGAATAGCAGCCCAAGAATGTGATTGTGACTTCAGCACATCAGGAGATGTAGTATTCTACCCTGAATGGATTGAATTTATATCACAAACTACTATTAAAGATCCTTTAGAAAGACGAGGAGCAGATCAAAATTTATGGGTCTGGGAAGCAGCAGACTATAGTAGAGATTATATGGTTGTAGCAGACGTAGCTAGAGGAGATAGTAAAGACTTCTCAGCATTCCACGTAATGGATATAGCTACTAATACCCAAGTTGCAGAATATAAAGGACAAATGCCTCCTAAAGACTTTGGATATTTACTTTGTGCTATTGCTACTGAGTATAATCAAGCTCTTCTAATAGTAGAAAACGCCAACATAGGTTGGTCAACTATAGATTCTATAGTAGAAAGAGGTTATAAAAATATATATTATTCACCTAAAGGAGATGTTACTATAGACTCATTTTTTGATCAATATAGTGATACATCAAAAATGACACCTGGATTTACTATGAGTTTACGTACTCGTCCTTTAGTTATTAATAAATTTAGAGAATATATTGGTGACAGAAGTGTTACTATCCAATCTAAACGATTACTTGAAGAAATGAAAGTGTTTATTTGGAAAAATGGACGAGCAGAAGCTCAATCTGGGTATAATGATGACTTAGTAATGAGTTTTGGAATTGGAATGTATCTTAGAGATACTTCCTTAAAATTCAAACAGCAAAATTTAGACGCAACTAGAGCAGTATTAAATAATTTCAAATCAAATAACCCCCTCTCAGGTGTCTATTCTCCATCAATAAATGGTGGTAATCCATATAATATGGATGTAAATGGAGGTCAAGAAAGTATTAAATGGTTATTATAATATTTATAAATAAAAAATGGCAGATATAAGTGTATTTTCTAGACTCAAACGACTCTTTTCTACAGATGTAATAATTAGAAACATCGGTGGAGACCAATTACGAGTTTTAGATACTAATAAAATTCAAACTACTGGGGAGATTGAAACTAATTCATTATATGATAGGTTTAGTCGTTTGTATACTACAAACTCTTCTCCTTACTATAATCAAAACGCTAACTATCCTACACTACGTCTTAACCTATATCAAGACTATGAAGTAATGGATACAGATGCTATTGTAGCATCGGCATTAGATGTTGTAGCAGATGAAAGTACTTTAAAAAATGATATGGGAGAAGTACTTCAAATTAGAAGTAGTGATGAAGATGTACAGAGAATATTATATAATTTATTTTATGACGTATTAAACATAGAATTTAATCTGTGGTCTTGGACTCGCCAAATGTGCAAATATGGTGATTTTTTCCTAAAACTAGAAATCGCAGAAAAATTTGGAGTATTTAACGTTATCCCTTTCTCGGCATATAATGTAGTTCGAGAAGAAGGATATGATAAAGTTAACCCAAGCTCTATTCGCTTTAGATATGACCCTACAGGTAATTTAGGAGCTAGTGGTTATTATACTCAAACTACACTAAACCGCTCCGATAACCCATCAGCATATTATTTTGATAATTATGAAATGGCTCATTTTAGATTAATAGCCGATTCTAATTATTTACCATATGGAAGATCATTTTTAGAACCTGCTCGTAAATCATATAAGCAAATGGTTCTTATGGAAGATGCTATGCTTATTCACCGTATAGTAAGAGCCCCAGAAAGACGAGTATTCTATATTAATGTAGGTTCAATTCCACCTAATGAAATTGAGCAATTTATGGAAAGAACAGTTTCTAAAATGAAACGAACACCATATATGGATCCTCAAACTGGTGAATATAATCTTAAATATAACATGCAAAACATGTTAGAAGATTATTTTATTCCTGTAAGAGGTGGTGATGCTACTACTAAAATAGATACTACTAAAGGATTAGATTATGATGGTATAACAGACGTTGTTTATTTAAGAGATAAAATGATGGCTGCTTTAAAAGTACCTAAAGCATTTATGGGGTATGATGCTCAATTACAAGGTAAAGCTACCTTAGCCGCAGAAGATATTCGCTTTGCTCGTACTATTGACCGTATCCAAAGAATTATCCTCTCAGAATTATATAAAATAGCTTTAGTTCATTTATATACTCAAGGATATACTGGAGAAAGTTTAGCTAATTTTGAATTAGGTTTAACAAATCCTTCTATCATATTTGAACAAGAAAAAGTTGCTTTACTAAAAGAAAAAGTAGACTTAGCTAAAAATATCTTAGACGCTAAACTACTACCAGCGGATTGGGTTTATGATAATATATTTAACTTTAGTGAGGATACATTTGATGAATATAGAGACTTAGTAATTCAAGACCAAAAATTCAAATTCAGATTATCACAAATTGAAACCGAAGGTAATGATCCATTTGAATCTGGAAAATCTTATGGTACACCCCATGACCTAGCATCATTATATGGTAAAGGAAGATATACTTCACTATCAGCAGATGTACCAACAGGATACGAAGCAGATCTCCCAGGTCGCCCACAAGAAAAAGCCTCATTTATAGATACTCAAGAAGATCCATTAGGAAAAGATAGATTAGGTAAAAAAGAAAATGGTGATATGGGGCCTGAAGATAATAGATTTAGAAATAGAAAAAAAGGTTCAAGTACTTTTAATGAGGTTGCTAAATCTACATTATTGAAAAATAAACTTATTTTTGAAACTATGGATAAAAAAATAAATATCTTTAATAAAGATAGTGGAGAAGGGTTTCTAGATGAAAACTTATTAAAGGATTAATAAAATATACATATTTATAAAAAAATATATTTGATGCAACTTAAACATTCAAAGTTTAAAAACACCGGAATTCTTTTTGAACTACTAGTTAGGAGAGTAACAGCTGATACTTTAGAAGATAAAGAATCTAAAGCCTTAGAATTACTTAAAAAATATTTTACCAATACTGAATTAGGTAAAGAATATAAACTTTTTGAAACATTATTTAAATATAATAATGTTAGTGAAACTAAAGCTAATATAGTATTATCTACATCTTTAGATGCATCAAAAAAATTAAATAGAACTTCTTTAAGGAAAGAAAAATATAACTTAATTAAAGAAATTAAGGAACACTATAATTTAGAGGAATTTTTTAAGATTAGAATTTCACATTATAAAGCATTAGCATCTTTTGCTATCTTATTAGAAATTTCTAATGGAGATGATAATATTAATCCTAACGTCATAGTTGAAAATAAAATTACATTATTGGACTTTTTAACTAAAGGTATTATTAGTAAAAATGTAACTAAAGATAAACTTTTAGAAGAATTCCAAAGCTATGATAAAGATACACGTATTTTAACTTATCATGTTTTATTAGAGAAGTTTAATTCTAAGTATGAAAATTTTAGTGACCCACAAAAATTAATATTAAAAGAATATATTAATTCTGTAGATTCTACATCTAAGTTAAAAGATTTTTATAATGGTAAAATTAATGAAATACGTTCTAGATTAATTAACTTAACCAAACAGGTTACTGATAAAGTAGTTCAAATTCTTTCATTTTTGTGGTAACATGCTGTTTAAC